TTTAATGCTAAGTTTGCAGCATCAACTGGTTCTTTGAATTTAGCTGTATTTACAACATCGTCAAATCCTGCTATTTCAAGATTTTCAATTGCTTCAATTCTGTTTCTTTCTCCTTGAATTGCTGAATTAACTATGTTTTCATAAAGTTCTGGATAAGTTACTTTGAATTTCTCTACAGTCATTTCTTCTGTATTTGTAACTGTATTTTGAGTTGGCTCTGGAGTAGGCTCTGTTACTGGTTCAGTAGGTTTAGAGCCTGGGAAATTCTTAAATTTTGAAATGTCAAATGCTAAACTATTTACAATTAGTAAATTATTGACATTCTGTAGATTTTCTACTTCATCTACTATCTCATCGATAAATCCATACTCTTTAGCTTCTTCAGCGTTGAACCATTTTTCTTCGTCCATAAGTGCAGATAGTTCTTCTTTTGTCTTCCCTTTAGCTTTAGCTAAGTAAGTTTCTAAGATACTATCTTTAACCTTATCTAAAAGAATTCCAGTTTTTTCCAGCTCTTGCTTATTTCCATAAGCCCATGTCAATGGATTATGTATCATAAACATAGCATTTTTTGGCATTTTTACAACATCACAAGCACTAGTTATAATCGTTGCTGCACTTGCTGCAAGACCATCTATGAAAGCTGTAACTTTAGCTTTATGATTTTTTAAAGTATTTGCTATCGCCACCGCAGCAAATACACTTCCACCAGGTGAGTTGATATGTACATTTATATTTTCTACATCACCTAGGTTTCCAATTTCTTCTTTGATTGTTTTGTCACAGACATCATCCCAATACTCATCAGAACCGATAGTCCCATACATAACAACATCAGCAATTTTTGCTTCTTCATTCTTCGTTATGTTCCAAAACTTTTTTGTCATTTTCGGCATTGTTAATCATCACTCCTTTTTCTTCTAATAATTTGTTTTCCTTTGCTAAGATTCTTACATTTTGCTCAAAATCACCGCCATTAAGCTCGACAGTTTCTTTCGTTCTAGTAGAGAATCCCTGTTGAACTCTTAAAGTACTTGCTTTAACTTCTTTAAGTGGATCAAGTTGTCCTTGACTAGGTCCGTTCCATTGAGCTCCACACCAAGCTTTTGTTAGTAATGGATCTTCTCCATAGTTCTTCATACCTACTCTACCTAGCAAATATGCTTCTCTTAACCACTCTTCATAAACTACTTGTGTAAAATTGCTAGAGAACCAATCTCTTCTCTTTCTAAACATTTTCCAAGCTTCTAATAAAGCAGCTCTACTAGCAGAATAACTGGCTGTAAAATGCTTAATTAGTAACTCATAAGGAACTTCTAAAGCAGCTCCTATTTGTCTTAGAATTGCTGTTACAAAAGGGTCGAACTGTGCATTAGGTCTACCTGGATTAGTTGCGACAACCTTTTCTCCAGGATTAAGCCCTTGAACTAGCCCTGGTGTTAACTCTATTGTTTCATCATTAGAGCTATCAATTTGTTCTGTTTCATCTAAGACTTCATGATCTGCAATATTAGCCCCTTGAGCATTATCTTTATCACTCTCTATAAAAATTGCATACATCCCACTTACCACTGCTGCCATAAGTTCTGCATCAGTATATCTATCCAGTTGCTTCAGTGCTTCGATTACTGGAGATAGAATAGGTATACCTCTGACTTGCTCAGGTCTTTCGGCTAGCATTATGTGTAAAATGTTTAACTGCTCCTGCTTTCCATAAACTGAAATAAAGTCCGTTTCTACGTTTCCTGACACATCTAGAGGGTGTTTTCTTGCAATGTAATATCCTGAAATTCTGTTATTAGTGTCAAGCTTTACTCCATCAACAATAGTTTCATCATTTTGCAATGTAGAAGGTGTCATAACTCTATCAGGCTCAATTATTTGTAGCTTTAAGCTATAAGGATTCTTTGGGGTTTCAAAATAGTTAAATTTTACAAAACACTCGCCATTCAAGAGAATTGTTAGGAATACTAGGTCTTGAACCTGGTCAAAATTAAGAACTCCCATCTGTTCAATCTTATCGTCTGCCCACAATTTGAATTCTTTTTCAATAGTAGTTTCAATTGCTTCAGCTTCTTCTTCACTAACACCTAAAGTTTCATAGTCAATTGCTGATTTTAGCTTTAATCCGCTACCAATAACGTTAGAATTAATAGTCTTCATGACTCCTTGAGCAACAGGAGCTCCCATATACAAGTCCCTTGACCGTTCAACTAGCTTTTTCCTGTTCTTGTAGATGTCTTTTTTTACGCCTCCACCAGTAGAAATCCAGCCTTTCATAGAACTTTTTGTAGTAGATGCCCCATGATTCGAGTAACCTGTGTTAAGAATTTCTATTTTTTTCCTAGCTACTTCTCTTTCAAGAGCCTTTTTTGGGTTAAAAAAAGCAATAGTTTTGTCTAATAAATTCATTTTTCACCTCCTTTTGCAATAAAAAAAGAAGATTAAAACCTATAAATCTCTAGGTATTACTCTTCTTCCTAATTTTTTTCTTCCATTGTTATTTAATTTGTCAAGTTCGCCCTCCCAGAAGGCTCTTCCTTTTCTAATTTCAGATAAATCTTCTCTCACAAGCTCTCTTGTACCAATTTTATAACTTTTTCCAGTCAGTACAGCTATTTCCGCCTTTCTATAAACTTCAATCATCTGCGAGCACTCTTCTCTAGTGTAATTCAATTTATAAGGTCACTCCTTTCGATAAAACTCTTCTTTTTGAGACTTTCGTAGTCTTTTTTGTAGCTTCAACGGTATATTTTTTATTTAAGTTAGGATTTGCTATTTTTAAAGCTGCATAAGCATAGTTCCTCAAGTCTAGGGGTTCATTTCTCTTAGTTCCAATAACTTTCCAGATAGTTTTTTTAACTCCTTTTTCCCAAACAGTAGTCTTAACTTCAGATGTTAGGCCTTTGAAATATGCTTCATCATAACCCCTATCTACATTGCTTGGAAAGTGCATGTACATAGATCCTGGTTCTTCAATTTTTAGTCTAGCAAGTATCGTTTCTTTCCCAGTATTAACTCCTAAAGTAAATAGTGATATTTGCATTCTGTTAGTCCTAGATGGTTTGGATACAAAAGCAACTCCATCTCCACCTTTACCCTTAATACCGAATACTCTTCTAAACTCTCTAGGTTTGATGTATTGATATGCTTCTTGTGTATAATGCCCTCCTGTATCTATACAAGTACAAAGAATTCTTATTTTTTCACCATCTGCATACTCAAACTCTGTTTCCAGGAATCTATCCAATTGCTCCCAAACGTCATTTTGACCAGGAGAGCCTATAAATTGCTTATAGTAAATACCCCAAGACTCTTCCCCAAGTCCCCAACCTACAACTTCAATTTCTAATCTATCGTCTTGAACATCGACTCCAGCAGTTAAAACTTGAACTTGGTCAGGTATTTCTGCAGTATACTCTTCTTTTCTCTTAGAAATGTCTAAGAAATCTATCTTTTCCACTTTTTCTTCCCATGTTTGGCCAAGACAGGTATTTGTAAATACCTTCATCATTTGCATATTACCTTTTGCGGCTTTAAACTTTTTTATAATTTCTGGCCAGGTAGAAAAAGGACTATATAATTCTGAAATATGAAAACCTCTAACACTCCAATCGTCTACTTCTTCTTCTTGTGGTTGCCATATTCCATGTATCATATTTCTTTTCCACTCATGCTCAGATGATATTTCCAAGCAGTCAGGGCATTTATGACCAACAGGTTCAAAGATTATGTTTCTCCATTCCAATTTTTGAAATGAGCCACATTTTGGGCAAGGTATATAAAACTCTTCTTTTGTCGAATTCTCATATTCTTTTTCAACTCTTGAGTCTCCTTTGATGGTTGGTGTACTAGTTATTACGATTTTCTTATTCCAGAAAGTTTTTGTTCTTTCTATTGCTAGATTTAAAGGATCTCCTTCTCCACCAACATCGCTTTTGAATCTGTCCACCTCATCTGCAAGTAGAATTCTCAAAGGTCTACTCGATAACTCAGCTGCTGAATTACTTCCTACCAATGTAATATATCCACCAACAAATTCTTTTTGTAACTTGGTATCTCTTCCATCAACTTTGTTTAGAATTTTGTTCTTAAGCTGCGGTGTACTCTGTATCATGTCATCTAGCCTCGTGCTAGAAAAGTCTTCTGCTAAATCTTTAGTCGGCAAAAGATACATGATAGGAGCAGGGTCATAATCTGCATAATACCCAAATACATTCAATAAAATTTCTGTCTTAGATAACTGAGCTCCATACATCATAACTATTTTTGTTGTTTTTTTATCTGAAATTGCTTTCATAACTTCCCGTTGAAATGGAACTCTATCAGTTTTCCATCTCCCTGGTTCAGCTGATGTCTTAGAACTTAAAATTCTATATGAATCAGCCCAAGTATCTATAGTCAACTTTGGAGGAGGCTTCAAGGTTTGAAATATGTCAGCAAATAGATTAATTGTTTTTCTTAGACTTGGATTTTCTACTGGATCCTTTTCCTTTGCTTTTTTCATCTTCCACCTCTTCTTCATCTTCCAAAATTATATTTTTATTTTTAAACAATTCTGGACTATATTCACTTAATTCCAACAAAACATCTTCTATAGAACTCAAAACTATATCCTGGATGTCCCCAAGATTGTCACACCCCACAACCAAAGGTGCTATTTTGTTAGGTACTGCTAATAATTTCCCTTTTAAATTTGTGAGCATAACTGTCATAACTTTTCTAACTATATCAGCTGAGTGCAGTTCGTTTTTCAATTCTGATATTTTTATGCTTTTTAGCTCTATATCTTTTTCAATTTTTTCTACACCACCAAAGAGTGATAGTAGAGTATAGCTTTCATCTACGAAGCCACTATAAGATACACCAATTTGTCTCACTGCA